TCATTGTATACACTAGCGTGTTGTACTGTAAAATCAAAGGTCCAGCAATTGATTTCAATATCTTCTTCTTCAAACAGAAAACCAAAACTATCAAAATCATTTAACTTAATCTTTGTTAAGTTAGGTGTAGTAATATCCTCAGGTTGTGAACGTAGTGATACTGCTTGTACGATTGTGTCAAAATTGCACTGTGTATTTCTTTTGTGTAGCCATAACTCAGGGTCATCTTCTACCCCTGGTCTGGAACGATTGATAACACCTGTTTGGGTGATATCAAATAATGTGTAGCAACTTATTTTAAAACTCATATCTATATTTAGAGGCAAAAAAAATCCGAGAATAAATCTCGGATTTTGTTGAAGTTAAACTTCTGATTAGCTTGCGCTTGTAGCTGTAGAAGCTAAACGGAAACCAACGTTTGTTACTGTAGCACCACTTAGGTCATAACCATTAACTGTACCTAAAGCACGAATTTGTGTTTGTAGTGCAGCCGCTGTGTATGCGCCAACTGGATAAACTGCAACAGACATGTTTGTAACGTTTGCTGTAGCTGATACAGAATACATCATAACTGTAGCTAATTGCTCAATTGAAACCATAACTTGTGCAACCATCTCGTCAACACCTAATTGTGTTGTTGGAGCGGCGCCTAAGTCAAAACCGAAGAAGTCCATTGCTGGACCGATAAAGTTTGTAGTTGTACCGTCAGCCGCAGTAGATGGTGCTACTGGACCATTTTGCACGTCCATTGCGAATACTGGTTGTGCGTCGCCGTGTGTTCTTGTAAAGCCTGCCATAATAAATTTCCTTTAAAAAGTTTGAATCGTATAGATTCATACTATTATTTAGTCCTGGTACAAAAAAATCCAGGATTTGGGCTTATCTAGCGGCTAGATTTTGGCGACTAAAGCCCATTCTGTCTACGAATTTTAGTCCGTTAGCAACAAAACCCTCTTGGGTTTGTGTACCGTCTTGTAGATAGCCTTTGACAGGGCTTGCTTCTGCGGCTTTATTAAGCTGGTCCACTACAGACATTTTCAACTGATATAAGCTAGCCCAGATAGTAAATGCACCTACTAGTCCTGCTTTGTTAGCTTCTAAATGTTGTGCTAACTTAGTTCTCATAGCATCTGTCATTGGTCTGCTATTAAAGAATTCCATGAACCCGTCTACTAGATTGTTCAGATCACCTGAAACAATTTTTTTATTGATATAAACTGTGAACAATCCTTTGAATGCATTTGCCGCCTGAGGAGCTGTATTCATCAATTGATCCACAGCGGCTCCGTACTTTTTAATATCACTGTTAGCTTTGTTAACTAGTTTAGTGTTTATTGCTAGTTTAGGAGTATTAGGCATTTTTGCAGGAACAATTGCTACATTGCTATTATTCTTTAAAGTACCTATGCCACCATCTAGTGGTGTAGCTTCGTCTGTAGTTGCGGCAGTTGCTGGAATGAACTGATGCACAACAATAGCGGCTTGTTTGCCTTTAAATAATTGACCAACTTCACTATTTGTTTCAACTGTGTACGTAATGCCATTAGGGTTAGCTTTAAACTTATACATACCGTTCTGGTCTTGTAATGGTTGAGCAAACAACAAATCACCCCAATAGTAACCTTTGCTTCTATCTGCTTTTTCTAGACCAGGCCACAAGTCTGCAATCACTTGATATAACCCTGAACGGTCTACACCACGGGCACGATCATATTCCACAAACTGCTCAGGACTGAATACTTGACGACCAGTTAAGTCTTTCTTATTAAACATATGCTTGTCCATAATACTAAACTTGCCAGCAGTGTTACGACCAAAAATCAGTGCAGGATATCCGTCCCACTTGATTGTAACTGTTGCTGGATTTTTAACTGTAGCAATAGTAGATTGAACCGCACGATTTGCCCCCTGTGATCCACCTAAAAATATCAAATCCTCAGGATGATCCAAATGTCCTTTATCTTCTGTAATGGATAATTGGTCAATCTTAGATTTTAATATTGCTAGGGATTCAGATAGGCTCATTTTTACTGTTCTTTTTTAGTGACTTAGCAAATCTACTCTGATCCTTGCTCTTGATAGCACTTAGTAGCTTGCGCTCTAGGATCTCAGCCTGTTCTGGCGTGTAGTGTTTATTAATCATTTCTAACAAATTAATTGCACTAGTAATGATGTTGTGGCCACGGCTCTCAATAATGTGACTTGTATCACGGTTATTACCGATTGACTCTAATTCTTCCAATAGGCTGCGAGTTTGTTTTTGCATGATATACTATTTAGTCTTATTTCTTCAAACTGTTAAGTAAACTTTTGAGTTTAGAACCCTGAACGTCCACTACAACCTTCTTATTCAGGGGTTCTATTATTTCCCCTGTAGCTTGGTCTATGATAGGTTCTGTAGAAACTAATGTAGATTGTGCTTTTACTTGATTCATAATATCTGTTGGACTAGGTGCCGGGCGATACTTTGCTTGCTGATCCGCATATCCGTCAGGATCACTGTCACTAATACGCATTGTTTCAATGTCATAGTCTAAGTCAATCTTCATACCTACACCTGTTGAACTACGTGACTTCATACATTGAATCTGATACTTACCACGCTCACGCATACTACGACTTGTAAAGATACCAAACACGTTATCTGCCGTATTAATCTTTGAGATACCACCGGCGATGTGTGAGTGGTCGAATTCAATTTCGTCAACTGCACTACGATTCAACTGACTAGCTGTGACTAATAAGATTCCCATCTCTTTTGCTAAGTTACGTAATTCTTCAGCAACATACTTGTCTTTGATGAACTGGTCGTTAGGATTAACTTTAACAGATACAGGCATAACCAAGTCTAAGTAGTCAACCATCACAAAGTCAATCTTAATGCCTGTTTGAATTTGTACTTCCTTTAAGTAAGCACGAATGTCGTTCACATTACTTTGTGCAGGCAATCCTTTAACACGATACTTACCTGACTTCTTACCTACCATCTTAACTTTAAGATCGGTTGTGTCAATGTCTTTACGAATTGATTTTGTACCCATCTGTGTCAACATAGCATCAGTACGCAATGATGTTAGTTCTTCTGAAAGTTCTAGTGTGATGTAGACTCCACTCATCCCTGCTTGTAACCAGTTCAATGCAATATTCATCATAACTAATGACTTGCCTGAACCTGAACCACCTGCAAAGATATTCAATTCACCTCGACTCATGCCACCATACAAGATACGATCCATCTGCGGCCAGCCTGTACTTACTTGTCCGCCCGCATTGAAGTATTTGTTAATACGACCTTTAGGGTCAAAGAAGTAATCTGTACCCATGTCTCGTTGCAAACTAATCTGTACTGCATCTTTGATTAGTTTTTCAACAGGACTAAAGTCACCCTTCTCAAGTAAGTCTGCGGCTTTAAGAATAGCACGTTCTAGTTCTTGTCGTTTAGTGAATGCTTCAAATGCGTCAAAGAACCATTCATTATGTCCTTCACTCAAATCGGGAATAGGTTCAATCTCTACTCCTGTTACTGCTTTAATCTGATTAATATCAGGTAAAACTTTATATCTGTCTGTGTGCTCTTTGAACATATCTGCGACTGGTCGCAAACTTTTATCAAAGTTTTCTGAATTCATAATGTTCATAACCCGAGTATATAACTCAGCGTTAGTCATCATCATTCGTAAAAATAGTTTTTGTACTTCTGGTGTATAATCAATTTGCTTTTTAGAATCCGTTTTGTTTCCCAATTTTTTTCCTTTGTATTTCTATTTTAATTTTGCTCATTGTAGCAGACTGTAATATACTGAGTAGTGTAGGAAGTCTACCATATTTGACAATGGCATCATTAACATCTTTTACGTCACTGTCCCAATATGGGATGCTGACGCTATAGCCTAATTGAATAGCCCTCTCACAGGAGTCAAATCCTGTTTTATCACGGTCGGGAACGAAAATGATTTGTCTGTTGAGTTGTGATAGCAGTTCTGCTTGGTCATCGTTAATCGTATTATGAGTTAACGCACAAGCACCTAGACTCAATGCATCAAAGATGCCTTCGACTAGTATACAAACACTTTGATTAGGTTGTTGAAAATCATAACCGAATACATAACCAGGTTGTTGTTCGTTGATATATTTCGGAATCTTATTGTCTAAGAACCTACTTGTGTGGCCAACAATCTTGTTTTTGTATGTATAGGGGATGATGATGCGATTTCCCATGCGACTTGATTCGTTGGGAGTGACCATGAAAGGATATTCATTACTACTTATACCCCTCGCCTCTAGATAGTCTACGTATTTTTTGTGTAATATGTTATTTTGGTCAAGTAACTCTGCATCTTCGGGTAGCTTGTGTTCATCAAACTTT